CTCCATTTATGATTCTGTATTAGAGAAAAAATGGTTTTATAATAGTTAACTAAACTATTGTGACTGAGTATTAACCGAAAAAAGCCTGTAGCCCCTCCAAGGCTACCTTGTCTTTTTTACCACATTTTTCGCACTGCCAAGATACTTCATGTCTTAATTTAGGCATGGTATTAAAATAAGCAACAATCTTACCAAATTGATTTTGATTTAGACTGTAAATAAAATCTTCTAATTCTTGTTCGGTACTATTTTTAATATCATGATATTCTTCTTTATCATATATTCCAGCAATACATGCTTTGGTAATTTGAAAGATAGAATCCATTTGAGATTCCTCTGCTGGTCTTGTCATTCTATCAATATCTGGATATCTTAATTGCACTGATATTTTATCATCAAGTTTAACCAGATCTTTATGGTCTTTATTAATATGTAATTTAATATCATTACAATTAATTTCAACTTGTGTGGTGCCATTACACCCATCTTTTTCATCAGCTGTTGGGTGTCTCATCCCAACTGTTATCAATTCACCTACTGAGCGCGCTCGTAAATTTAAAAATAACATTTCAACATCAAATGCTGGTAGGTCATTTGTAACAAGATCCTCATCAAGGCAACAATTTTTAATAATTTGTTTAGTTGCAGTGACAATATCTTGCGTATCTCCACCTTCAAGTGCTGTTAATAAAATCTTTTCTTCTTTAACAAGAAAAGGTCTATATTTAACCGGCCTATCTACGCTATGTAATTTGATCGTATAGGTCGGATTATCTATTACTGGTAAACTCATAATATCTCCAATTCAATAAATTATATCGTGGTCCATTTATGACATGCAAAGCTCACATTAAACTGACCAAGTGTGTTATTTGAATCCCATCCTAACGTGGTGGCATCAACGTTTATTGGGAATGTATCCATATATTTAGTACCTGTTGTTGCTTCTTCTTCACTAATCGATTCATTGGATTGATCAAATGCCAACACAGTTATATCGCCTTTATAATCATCAAAATATTTCATATTTCCGGTTTCAGTTGGAACACAAAAATCCATCCATTTAATAAAAAAGTTTCTGGCTTCCCATGCATTAGTAATGATAAATTGTAATTGATATTCAGTGTAAGTATTTTCTCTTGCCATTTTACGAACAGGGCCATAATGTTTCAAATCTGAAGTAGCTATTGTTCTCGCACCTAAGGGAGCCTGATTACAAAAGAAAGTAAGTCCTGCAGGCAAATGAACCTTACTCGGTGGTTTTATTTTCGCCACGAATCTATTCATTGGGGCTATACCACCCGCCTCATCCAATTTAGCTAAAAAATCTGTCGTATTCATAAGGTCCTTATCATTGCTTGACTATCCATCCAGACTTCAGATTTATCAGCTTTTCTAAAATCTTCAACAGGTAAATGTATTGCTGTAGCCCATTCATCAGCAGGAACATGTATAAATGTGCCTGAAGAGTATGTTATATCGTATTTATGTATGGTTGGTTTAACTTCTTTATATCTAACAAAAGGTCTTATGTCGCTGTAAGAAATGTCTATATAAGTTCTTGAAGTATCCTCATTTAAATTAATCCGGACAATTAATTTTTTCATCAATGCTTCTCTTAAATGATGCGGCAGATAATGAAAATTTATTCCTACAAAACCTCTTGACCAAGCTTCAATTGGAATAACTAACGGAAACCTATCATAATATTTTAATTTATTTTTATGCTTGGGATCATAGTTCATAAAATACATATGACCCATTTGTATTCTGTTTTCGCCTCTAGCTAAACGAGCTTGTTCTCTGGTACCTTCTGATATAATTTTATATGGATCTTTAATTCCGCGCGATCTACCGACGGTTAATTCCTGACGAAGGGTATTAAATTTATCCCTCAACCATACAATTGCTTCATCTGCTAGTTTTGTTAGTTTTAGTGCCATGTATTATTTAGATAATAATTGATCCTCGGTTAATATAACAAATTTCCAATTTTTCTTTTTGCAAACTGCACTTGCTGCTTTCCACTTTGCTTCATTAACCCCATATCTTTTCATTTCTAATAAAAATCTACCAGTTTTTCGTTTTCTGCCGGTATCTTTAGGGGGAACAGTTTGTTTCTTAGGTTTTATTTCAATTAAGGAAATTTCTATAAGACCGTCATGTTTTTTAGTTTTTACCCAAAAGTCTGGATAGTATTTGTGTATTCTTCTATCAAGTGGGGATCTATATGGAATTACTACTTCTTCACTAGCCCATTTAATAATACTTGGATTCTCATCACAATACACCATAAAGCGTCTTTCCCACAAACTTCTATAAATTATCTTAGTGGGATCACCTTTATATTTGCTTCGATTTTTAGGTTTATACTTTCCTTTATAAGCCATATCAATTCGTTATAAATAATTTAATATATTAGGCTATTTATACAAGAATAACAGGAATTTTTTACATGGCAATTTCAGACACAGAAAAAAATTTACAATATCCATCTGACTTAATGAAGACAACCGAACAACATTGGGTGGAGTTTACGGCCTATCCTGCGCTCTTTGGAGGAAAATATTCTCCAACATCAGATTTTTCAATAGCTCTTCCAATGAGTGCCCAAGCAATGATTAGTACTTCTGAAGCTATATACGCTGAACAAGAGGGATTAGGAACCGTATTATCTGAAACGGCCGGTAAGGTTGCAGGTGGTTTAAAGCCATGGTTTACATCGGGCAAAGGCATAGAAAAAAATGTTGCAACTACTTTAGCTGGAATTACAAAGGATATGAATCAAAGTACTGGTGAAAGTGTAGCAGAACATGGCGTCGCACAAATGATAAGGAAAAATGATTTTTTAAAAAGAGCTGCCGGTGGTTTAAATGTTGCTATTAATCCTAAAATGTCTTTATTATATCAAGGACCTGGAAAGTTTAGAAAATTTACTTTTGAATTTCCCATGATAGCAAAATCAGCAGGTGAATCGGACATGATACAAGGTATTATAAAGAGATTTAGAATGGCAACATTACCAGGTTACACAGATTCTCATGTAACTAACGCCCAGACTTCTACGGGATCCGAAGCAAAAAGAGGAGCCGGATCAAACTTTTTTACATTTCCAAGTAAATTCAAAATTCATTTTGGTCACGGTGGAGGAACAGGAAGTTCGCTACAAGGGAAGGAAACACCCTTTAAAATAGCAGATAGTGTATGTAATGCTTGTGTGGTTAATTATGCCGCTGCCGGTATTCCATTCTTTTTTGAGAATAATCACCCGTTTGAAGTTAAGATGACCCTTACATTTACAGAAACAATAATTATGACCAAAGAGTTGGTCAATAATGGATTTTAATGTCTTATTTTAGTTATTTACCAAAAGTAGAATATAATATAACAAAAAGTAAATATTTTGAGACCTCAACTGCTGTTGATATATTTGTTAGAAATTTAATAAAACAGAACGTTATAGATAAAGGCGTAACGTTTGATCTACATACTATTGGAGACGGTGAAAGACCGGATATAACATCATTCTTGATTTATGGAGATGTTAAATATGATTGGATTATATTTTTAGCAAATAGGATGTTTAATCCTTATTTTGATTGGCCTTTGAGCAGTCAAGATTTTAGAAAATTACTTCAAAGTAAATATGGTACAGCTGAACGCGCAAGAAAAGTTATTCATGAATATCATCAAATTATACAGCCAGCAACAGATTCTGTAAGAGAAATAAAAGTTGTAGTTGATAATGAAACATGGTCATCTTTAAATGATTCGGAAAGAAGTCGAATAACAAAATATGATTATGAATTTAAAATAAATGAAAGAAATAGACAAATTAAAATAATTGATAAACAATATATTGAAAGTATTTTTAAAGAAGCTCAATCAAAACGATATGGAACGTAAAGTATGGCGGGAAGAACAGATGCAGAAGAAACAGGGGAAGGGTATGAATGGCATCAAACAGATAGAACTCCTACAACATCACCGGTAGAAGATAATTCCACTCAGGCAACTGCTCGGATTCCTGGTGACTATAAGGTTGAAAAGTTAGTTCTTTTGTCACCTAATATAGATGCAGAAATTGATTTAACACCGACTTTTGATACTATATCTATATTTGAAGATATAAGCACACCTTATTTATTAATGGATTTGTCTATAGTGGAATCATACGGACTAAGAGAATTGATTCCTCTTATTGGTGAGGAATTTATTGAACTTGTGGCAGGCACTGCTGGTGTAACAGCAAAATCCGGTTCACCATCACAAAATAAATTTGATGGTATTATTAGTAAAGTCTTTAGAGTGACAAGCTTGTCACCGATAATATCAACATCTGAAAGAGTTAAAAATTATGTTATACATTGTGTTTCTGTAGAGGCAATTATTAATGAAAAAACTAGAATAAGTAGGGGATATAGAAAAAAGTCAATTGATCATGTTATTAAGGACATTTATAAAAAAAATATTGTTAAGCCTTTGGAGAATGAATATAGTAGTTATGTTGGAAAAGATAAAGTTAAACCATTAGTTATTGAACCAACCGAAGGTACTCATGATATTACGTTTCCTTTTAAAAAACCATTTGATATTTTTAATGATTTATCGGAAAAGGCTTTAACTCTTAATGAACCTGAAGAAGAAAATGTTGCGCAAGCACGTGGTGATGTTCCACCGGCACGACAAGCAGGTGGTGCATTGTATATGTTTTATGAAACATTATCTAATTTTAGATTTGAAAGTTTAGAATCAGTTTTTAAACGGACCCCTAAGCGACATATATATGCAAAACCTAGTCCCTCAATCAGCGCAGATGATATCATAAATGGTTTTAATGTTTGCCTAGATTATCAAATTGATGGGCTCTTTGATATTATTGATAACTTACGTGCCGGAATGTATGCTTCAAAATTAATAACTCATGATATGACACGGATGCGATATGATATTACAGGTTATAGTTATGTTCTTAGAAATGATACACCTATTTCAATACCTGAACCTTCAACGGGCATAGAAACTGAAACACAATCCGGAAGCACAGAACCAGAAGCATCTAAAAAGAAATTAGCAGATTTAACTTTGTCATTAGCTAGAACTGGTGCTGGCGGTAAATTATGTACAGATAAAAATGACCTTTTACATGATAGTGATGATGGTGAACGTTGTAAAATAAAATTTATGGCTACGGATTTAAATCACGCTTATTTTTTTGAGGCGAATAGAAAAGATGCCGGAGGCCCTAAAGAAAAAGGAATAAAAGAAAGCAATCTTGAAAGAAGAGTACAATTAAGAGATTCACAATTACAACAATTAGATAACATTAAACTTACACTTAGAATGTATGGTGATTCATCTTTAAGAGTTGGAGAAATTATAAACTTTTATGCTCCTTCTCAAACTTTGCAAGAAGGATCAGAACAAACAGCCGATGTATTTTTAAGTGGTAAATATATTATAACAAGAATTAAACATATTATTAATGCTGAACAATATCTGATGAATATTCAATGTAGAAAAGATGCTTGGTATTCTGATTTACCAGCGTTTGATCAAGCACTAAATGCATCTCGTTTACTTGGTAATACTTCTAAAGACGAAGCGAAGGCTAGGGCCTTAAACGTTAAAATCTCATCCGGTACAACTGATGCGAGCAATGCTCCAGATACAATTACGCCAAATGATGAAACCATATGACACATAGTATAAGGATTGAAAGATAATGGAAACTGACTTTATGGGCAAAGCTGGCTTTATTTGGGCCATCGGTGTTGTTGAGGATAGAAATGATCCTCTGTATCTAGGAAGATGTAAAGTAAGATACTTAGGTTGGCATACTAGAGATAAACAAGAATTACCAACAGTAGTATTACCTTGGTCATTTCCTTTAATGCCAATAACATCCGCTTCACAAACACAAGTTGGTACAAGTCCCACTGGCCCTGTTCCAGGAACTTGGGTTTTATCTTTTTTTAAAGACGGTCTAGATGCCACTGATCCAATTATGTTAGGAACATTGCCCGGTCGGCCTGATAAAGCATGTGATCCACGTGATGGTTTTAATGATCCCCGAACTTGGCAGCCCAAACCATTTCAAGTAGATGACAACGGTGCGGTTATTGAAGGATCAGTTGAATTTAAAGATGTGCCCCAATTTCCATTAAAATTGAATCGGGTTAGGGATAAGGGCGTTGAAATTACAGAACGTACTGATGATCCTAATAAACATAAAGATAAAGATATTTGGGATTTTTCTTATAACTTTCCTAATATAAGATTTTTAAATGAACCTACTACTCCTAGATTAGCTAGGGGTTTGCAGGATACATCAGCTAAAATTCTTAATAGAGTAAGACCAGGTCCTGGGCCTGCATCTGTAATGGTTGAAGGTAATGCAGAGTCTCCTTTACAAAATAGAAGAGATGTAAAGATGGGCAAATTTGGTATTAGAGCTAGTGATTTTGCTGATAGGCCAACCTTCATGGAACCAGAGTCTGCATATGCCGCACAGTATCCTTATAATCATGTTCATCAGACTGAAAGTGGACATGTTATAGAAATGGATGATACTCCAACTGCGGAAAGATTGTCTTGGACACATAGATCAGGTGCCTACCGAGAAATGGGACCAGCAGGTGATGTTGTAGATAAAGCAACCAGAGATGCGTGGTCCTGTGTTTTGAGAAACTCATATGAACAAATAAGTGGTAATAAATTTTCTTCGATAGATTATGGATATGAATTAGCTGTGGCCGCTACAGGAGGAAAAGAAGATTATTGGCTTAGAGTATGTGGTACTGGCGATGTTCATTTAGAAGCCGAAGAAGGTAACATTGAAATGTATACTAAAAACGGCGTAACTTTTATAAATGCGAAGCGAATTGAATTTAATGCTAAAGAATATATTAGAATGTCTGCTCCGCGGATTCAACAAACAAAATTTCCACGGAACAATCCGAGTTTAAATCCATCAGAAGCAGGAGATAAATCAGGACAGGAAGTCGAGGTAGCAGGAAATCAATCAGAAAATGTTGGCGGTGCGAAAACAGTAAATGCTGGTCAAATTGGAATGAACACAATGGGACCTTTTACTACATCATGTCAAAGTGAATCAAAGAATATTTCTCATAGTTCAGAAACAACAGTTATGGGATTAAATATTCTTTTGGGTCAAGGTGCAGCCGGCTGGAGTACTGCAGTTCAAAATGGAATTATTAATTTAAGAAGTGCAGACGCCAAAGCTGGAACAGGTGGAATTTTACTTCATTTAAATGAATTACCAGTTTCCAGTCCGTCATCGGCAAAGTCATCAGCGGTTGGTTATTTGTCTATTATGCCTACTGATCCAATCTCGTCGGAAATTGAATTAGCTTCGACATTTGGTAAAGTTTCTATGAAAAATAAATTCGGTGAAATAGCATTAGAAGAAGCCCCAATGGGAACCGGAGGAAATCTAAAACTAGAGACAAATGGTGTAGGCGCTGAGATGATGATGAAATCACCGATGGGAGGAATCAGTTTTGATGCAACGGGTAAGGTTAATATCTGGAATGAGGTAACTTCTTTAACGAACATAGTAAAAGTTCTCTTTAGACATCTTTTGGAACACACACACGGACATAATGATACTATTATGGGTACACCAAACCCAATGGCCGTAACATTACCAAACGCGTTGCAACCATGGTATACAGACTTACTTACAGAACAGGCTAAACTAGATGGCTTTTTTGCGCAAAACAAGGGTTTTTAAATAAAATAACTAATATGACAAATCAAACACAGTGGGAAAAAACAACACAATTAGTTCCTCATCCAAAGGTGTTAGAACTAATGAGCAAGTTAAAACAATTAAATGATCTCGAGACTAAATTGATGACAGAATTTAAAAATGCACTAGAAAAGCAAGCGCAAGAAGGGGATAATGGCGGAACAAGAAGCTGATCTAGATCAGCTTCTTTCCCGGAAAATGGTGGAACAAGAAGCTGATGAGTGGTCCTCTAGAAATTTAGGAGATATAGGTTATCTAAAGCACTTTTTTGAAGTAGCAGCAAAAGGTCTGGAACTTCATAAGGAGAACGCGGCATTTATTAAGGAGGCTTATGAATTTAATAGGGCACTTGTATTTGCTAAGGTAGATCCATTATTTGCAGCATTAGATAAAATTTTTCAAGAAATTTTAAAACTATTAGATGATCTCAGAGGTTTAGGTTTTTATTATCTACCTGTTCATTCAAAATCAATTGGTACATCTAATGAAGTACAAAGAAATCCTGTTACAGGTGGACTATTGATTGGGGGTACATATTATGCAAAAGCAACCGCCAGTGGCATACCCGGAGAATACAAAAAAGCTAATGTTTTTCTAGGTGACACTCCAGCTACGGATAAAGAAACAGGTGAACAAATATACGTAAAAGATACAGCATGGGAAGATCCATTTGATGCCGACGGCAACAGCACAGGAACAGAATTAACCTTAGAGAATGCTTTTGTATATGCTAATGAGAAGTTAGGTTTAACGCAATTATCTCCAACTGGTATTTTACAAACAATTGATAGATCTTTTGACGATAAAAATGATGTCCCTAAAGGTAATACGGCTTTTACAACCGATACATCACAATTATTGTCAGAAGATTATTATCTATCAGGCCGGCCAATATTTTCAAATTCTGCAACGGTAGGTGGAATTATTATTATAATGGGAGCACCCTCTTTTGATAAATTTGGAGATATTTTAAAAACATTTAATAAATTTATTAATTTAGAAAGTTTTAATCAGTTAGTAGCTGATGTTAAGAAAATACTCAATCCGCCTGTCGTACATAGAATAAAGTTATCTTGGGTAAGCACCAAAACTATTGATGTGGATAGTGAGTCACCGGATTTTAATACACCGCCTTCACTTTCTGATGCTCCCGGCAAGAAAACTTATATAGAAAAAGATGATACCGTAGGTTCATTTTACAAGCACGATAAGAACGAAGATGGAACATACAAAAGCAATAGAGTTTTGAAGGCTACGGTAGGCAAATCAATAGCCCGAGTCACTAAAGTTATAACGACTGAAAACATGGTAATTGAAGATAGAGAAACGCTAGGCCATAAAGCAGATACTCATAATACCAATTTAACAGAAACAATGATTAAAAGGAATCATCAAGAAATAAAAATAGATAGAAATTTGGTTCCTTATCAAAATCAAGAATTGGAAATTGCATATATGTCACCCGGCATGGAATTTAAAAAAGGTGATATTATTGTAGAAGCGATACCCATGACGGACTCTGGAGGTACTCAAACCGCAACCGGAGATAAAATTGATCTTAATAAACAAAATGCGGGTGATCCAGGTAAAGACAATGATAAGGAATATGTTCAAGTCACTGAGGGTGAACTTATAGTCGGAAAAGTAGTGGATGAATTCTATGCAGATGCTTTACCTGAAAAACCAGATTGGAGAGGTAAAAGATTAGAAGAATTAATTCCACCTTTAGGTTCAGTTTTAGATACTACTGAAGCACATGTAAGAAGTATATTCGCAACTATTAAAAACTATCAGGCCAGTCTAGATCCGATTATAAAATACTTAGATGGGAAAATGGATGAACTTACGGCATTCAGTAATGAAATTGAAGAATTATTAGAATTATTTGCTGTAGGTATTCCCGCGCTTGGTATGTACACATTATACTTGAATCCCCAATTAGGGGGCACAGCTCGTTTCAGAGAAAGAATGATGGGTGCAGGAGGACCTGATAAGCCACCTGAAAATTTAAAATTTTGTGCCGGTGTTTGTTTTTTAGGTGGTGGACCAACAGGAGGACCATTAGTTAAATCTCTTGATTTTCTTGCGTTGATGCTAGGAATGAGAAAGCCGACAGAGGAAGAGGCAGTTGCGCAATCTAGATTGGAAGAATTGGCGACTCCGCTTTTTGATGAAACAAAAACATATATGGCCGGAGATAAAATTTATTATAAGGGCGTTAATTATATTTGTTTAGTTAATTATACAACTGGCGAAGAACCTATAATAAAAGATCTGAATGATGAAAATGTGATTAATGCAGCATATTGGGAAAGACTAGGAGAAGCTGGAGTTAAGGATGAACAAGTTACAGTTGGAGATGCAAGAACTCCTGAAGAAATAAGAAAAGCCAAAATAGATTTTTTGAAAGATACTAAAAAGGCTTTAGGTGATATTTTAGTTAAATTAAATGGGGCTTCACCTGGTGCATCAAGTTTAAGAAAGAAGATTATGGATGTTCCTCTTTATGGAGCAATGGATCCACTGCAATCACCACCAGCGTTTATTTCATCTGGTGCAAATGAATCCACTTTTAATGATCTTCTAAACTTAAGAGATATAGATTTAGAAGAGTTAGATTTATTGGTTTATAGAATCACAGAAATGTTGGTTTCAGTGGAAATTACAATGATTCAAGAAACACCAGATGTAGACACAGAACCTGGTAGTTTTAGATCAAAAGGGAAATCGTTACTTATTTTAAAAGGTGAATTTATAGATGAAGTTGATGATTTTGAAGGGGGACAAAGAAAGGTTAAACCAAATACAACTATTACTATTCTTGATCCTCTCAATCCAGGTTCTGGTTCAACAAGAACTGTAGAACGTATGTCAAATACAACAGTGGCCGTTCTTAATGAACCATTTGAACCAGATATAGAAACTGCACTGGCTTATGATGTAATTTTAACTGATCAAAATGAAACTGAATATAAGTATAAGTCCGAATATAGAGCAAATAATACACACTATTATCATCCAGGATATAGATTACGTGAATTTGAAGCCAAGGCAAATACTATTTCAACTTATTCAAAAGTTGATGTAGCGGGTAATTATATAGATATACCTGAGTATGAAGCCGGGAACCCGAAAGGTTCCGGGTTCGACAACAAACCGCGAAATGTTAATGAATACCCGCTTGGTACCATTATAGAAATAAATGGAACTGTACCACAATCAGAAGGATATGTTGGTGGGGGTGGAATAGAAGTATTATTAGAAGAAGAAGAACAGGTGGCAGAGACATGGAATGCGATTGGTGTTTCACAGGATGATGTCTTAATTGTAACTCTTGATACAGGAGTATTTACTAAGTATATTCAAGAAGTTCTTGATGATACACATATAGCAATTGATTCCGCCATTCAAGCAGGGGGAGATGCTCCGTATCAAACCTTGTTATATCATTCTGATTGGGATTTTGAATTATCAATCGGCAAAAAACAAGTAAAGGCCCAAGACGATAAGATACAGAGTAGTAAGAATAAATTTCTTGATTATTTGAATGATATTAATGCTCAGGCAGATGAGATTTATGATTACTTGGATAAATTGAATAACGAGGGTTGGTAATATAAATAGATTAAATAAGGAACATCTATGGCACAAACACGATACACAGAAATAGAGTATGATGAAAAAACTGGCGCAACTATCTATTCTGATGTTGATATATCTTTTAAAGCTCATCCTGTAACAGGTGATATTATTAAAACAAAGAATGCGACTGTGATAAAACAATCTATGCGTCAGATATTACAAACAAGAGCAAATGAAAGATTGGGTCATCCTGAAATTGGCGCAGGTGTTCAAGAATTATTATTCGAACCAATGAATCAATTAACAGAAAATAGACTCGTTAGAAAAATTGCAGACTCTTTAAGAATGTTAGAACCTCGGGCTACAATAAGGGATATAATTGTAATGGGTGATCCAGATAAAAATGCTTATAGGATAAAAATTATTTTTACGATGTTAGGGCAACAAACCGACGAAATTTTCGAAACTTATACGTATAGGTAAGTAATGGCAACAGATGTAGCGAAATTAAATGTTTCAGAACTGGACATGCCGGCTATCAAATCCAACATGATAGCCTTTTTAAAAAGTCAAAGTGAATTCGCAAATTTTGACTTTGCAGGTTCAGGATTGGATGTAATAATGGATATGCTAGCATATAATACTTATTATAATTCATTTTATTTAAATATGTTAGCAAATGAAATGTTTTTAGATACTGCGGAACTTAGAAATTCTGTTGTACAGAAAGCCAAACAGATGGGTTATACACCTCGATCTGTTCAAGGAACAAAGGCAATAGTTACATTGCAGATAACTCCTAGTGATCAAGCAACCACAATGGTTGTAGAAAAAGATAAAAGATTTTCTGCTACTATAGATCAGGACAAATATATTTTTACTACTGCGGATTCGTATAATGCTATAATTGGTTCCAATGGAAGATTCACGGTTCCCGATGTACAGTTGAATCAAGGTATAAGGTTAACTCACAAATATGCAGTTGATTATTCTAACAAAGAGCAAAAATTTCTTTTACCTAATCCACAGACTGATGTTACAACATTAGAGGTTACTGTAAAGGCTTCACCGACTTCTACAATTATAGATACCTATACAAAGGTAACAGACACAGTTAAAGTAACAGCAACATCTAAAGTATTTTTCTTATATGAAGAATTTGATGGTAGATATGAAGTACAATTTGGAGATAATAAAGTAGGAGCGCGTCCAGCTGATGGAAGCCAAGTTATTTTAACAACAAATATTTCTGATGGCCAAGTTACAAATAAAGCCGCAACTTTTCAAGCTATTGATTTAATAGGAGGATATGCGGATGTTCAAGTAGTAACTACAACCGCTGGTTATGGTGGTGCTGTAAGGGAATCAATAGAAGAAATAAAATACGGTGCGCCTAAATTATATGAAACTCAAAATAGAGCAGTTACATTAAATGATTATAAAAGAATTGTAGAAAATGAATGGGTTAATGCAGAGTCAGTAACATGTTGGGGCGGAGAACAAAATGATCCGCCAAGATATGGAAAAGCGTATATTGCAGTAAAACCCAAGAGTGGATTATACTTAACATCAAAAGATAAAAATGCAATTAAAACTGATATATTATTAAGAAAGAATATGGTTTCTGTAACACCAGAGATTGTTGCTCCTGATTATCTTTATCTAAAAATTACTTCAGATGTTAGATATGATCCAAATAAAACTATTCAATCTGCAGATCAAATAGGATCAAATATTGTTAATGTGGCTCTAAATTATAATCAAAATGAATTAGGAAAATTTGATTTGAGATTCAGGTATTCACGATTAACTACTTTAATTGATAATACAGATCCAGCCATTTTAAATAACCAAACAACTGTTCTTTTATTTAAGAGATTGGTGGTAGAATTAGCACAAGCTTTCAACTACGCACAGAATTTTTCGAATCAATTAAAATATCCATACGTTGGTTATAAAGGAACATTGACTTCTTCAAAATTTCAATATATTAATGAATCAACAGAAGTTGTAGAAACTGGATGTACATTATCTGATGCAGATGGTATTATTCAAGTTGTAAAAGAAGCAGCCGGCGAAGTTGCAGTTATTAATACTAATGTTGGGACGTTAGATTATACTACAGGTAAGATGACTTTGGTATCATTTAAACCTATAACAGTTGAAGCTGTTGTAAATAATAATACAATTGAAATATTTGTGCAAACTAATGTATTGGATATAACACCTATAAGAGAACAAGTTATTATAGTTGAAAAGAAAGATATCCAAATTAATATGATGACCGATACTTCATTAAGTACAGGTGATTTCCAAATGGCAACATCTGATGAAACCCCCGCGCAGGTAATTTTTGGAGCTAATACTGCATAATGGCTGATAACAGAATATCTGAAATAATACAAAATCAATTACCATCCTTCTTTACTGAAGAAGGTAGTAATCTCCCTGTCTTTATGACAAAGTATTTTGAATTTTTAGAATCCTACCAAATAGAATATACTGATTTAGAATTAGACGAATATAATATTGTCCAAGAGGATGATGACGGCGCATATTATGTTCGAGGGACTGCTATAGATCAAAGAGAACTTGTTTACGAACCTTCAGATGGTGCAGAGTCAACTGATGCCGGATTGCAATATGGACACTTTTATCCTGTTTATGGAAATAAGGCACCTGCTATAGCCGCTTCTGATGATGGTACAATTTATGAATTAGAATTAGAAGAGTTAAGGGGTAATGTATTTTATATGCCGAGAAAAGGCGGAGCAAATGGTGGTAACTATGGTATAGCAATAAAAGATCCTCCTAGCACCTCATATACTGCATATACAGCCGCTTCTAGAATTGTAAAGGAAGATTCACCAGAAGATGGGAAAGCTAATACAGAAATTATAGTTGAATCGGAAAGAGGAGAAGATGCTACATTTGCTATTGGTGAAGTAATTATAGGCGCTACATCTGGTGCTCAACTTATAGTAACTGGTTATCAAAGAAAAAACGAACCTGCTGGTAAATTTTTAGAAACAGCAAATACCGCATCTCCAAAATATAATTTAGATCCACATCTATTATTCGCACGTCCTATTAATGGAAGAGTATTGATACACGGAGAATCTATTAGAGGTAGATTGACACGTGCAAAAGCTACAGTAGGTGAAACAGATAAAGATTTATTGAGAAATCCTCTTCGAGGTGCTGCCGATATAGATTTAATGACTGATGTTGATGCAGCTGACAACTACATGTTACAACAATTCAGGGAAGATTTCTTATCAAATATTCCTTTTGATGCAATTGGAGATTTAAGACAAGCGATTAAAACAGCAAGGGATATCTATAGAAGCAGAGGTACAGAAGATTCTTTTCTTTGGTTATGGAGAACAGTATATGGATCAGATCAACTAAGTTTTATATATCCAAAAGAAAGATTATTGAGACCTTCCGATGGTACCTGGAGTTCTGCAAAATCTGTTAAATTATATACCGGTACCGCTATAAACCCAGATGAATTTAATAGTAAAGTTATTAAAGGTCAAGATTCTCAAGCTACAGCAACTGTTGATAATTCTATTGCATATATTGAAGGATCGACCGCAGTAACAGAATTATATTTAACAGATTATGTTAAAGGGTATGATGCTCGTTTTGATATCTATTCTGATTTTCAACCCGGCGAAAAAATAGCAACGATTGAAGCATTTGTTGATACTGAAGCTGGGCTTTCGGAACTTATGAATAGTCCTGATTCTTCTGATGCTGTGAAAGCAATGGCATTTCCGGCAGGTTCTTCTAGAGGAGATTGTATTGCTGTTATTGGTGATATTACAATTGTAAGCGCCGGTACAGGTTATAAGGTTAATGATGAATTAGTAATAAAAGGAGGTCCCGGACAAGGTGCTTCAGCACGTGTATCCGCAACCGCTAATGGCGCAATTGATGAGATTATTGTAGATGATGGCGGTAATGGATATATGGGCGGTGAAATGTTAATAGTTGATAGTGCCGGCACACTGGGCACCAATCATACTGGCGCTATTCGCGGAATTCTAGAAACAGGAACATTTAGAGATTCTAATTCAACAATTGATAAAGTTATTTCAACTGCAAATGGTGGTTCAGCTGCTTCCGCTATTTCATTAAATGCATTTTCATTTTCTGTTGATGATCCAGGCGATGTAAGATATCCCGAAAATATTAATACACATTTTAGTTCAAGTAATTCAACTACTTGGGTTGCTGAAGTAACAAATCAAGATACTGAAGATGGCGGCGCTAATATTTTACTTGAAGAAGGTGACGGATTAATTTTAATAGATAGTACAGATGGCTCAGCAGATGCTGGTGATAATATTCTTTTTCATACAAAGAATTTTGAAGATGATATTCAATCAGGCTATTATGTATATGATTCTAAAACAGGAACTAAAGGAACAATTGCTGGGCCATCAGTAAACACTACATGTTTTGTTTATGTAATTGAGAGTGAATCGGCGGCTAACTTTGTTGAAAATAGTTATGGTGATTTATACTATAGTGCAAACGCTACAGCAGTTCCTGGGAAATCCCAAATGTTTCAAATTGCTTCAATTAAACCAGCAAGTTATTATGAAACAAATCAATTAGGAGATAATACTTATTCTATTGATAGCTATTACGGAGCAACAAAATATACCTATACTTCTTTTGGTGCAATTGCGAATGTACAGGTTATAACTACTGGAATTGATTATTTAAAAGGCCCAAGTTATGAAGCATCTAATCAAACTATATTAGGAAAGAAGGCATATGAGTTTGAAGATCCTATTACTGGAAAAAATACTGCTGAATTATCATATTTAAATTTTGCAGAAAATGTTCAGGGGAAATATAGATTTGGTGAATATGTTATCGGACAGACTTCAGGTAAAAAAGCTCAAGTAGTACAGCCATATGTTAATTCATCGGCGAATTCTACTGCTAGTTCAATGAAAGTGAAAGAAGTAGATACAACATTTTCTCTTGAAGACGAAAGTGTTATTTTAAGCGGATTAGGAACATTTGAGAATAATACTTCTGCTCTTTATTCTTTTTCTACTAAGGGTGTAGGTGGTGCTGTTGTTATAGCATCAAATGGAAATGAAACTTGGGATAATCAAACAGGTGATACTGGTAATAATACTCTTTCTATTGAATCTTCAAATACAATATATGGATCATATAGTGGTAAGATTGCTGTTAATGATCAATTGGAAACATATGTTGGACTTAAGGGTTTAAATAATAGTACAGGTGCTGACTATGAGAATTTATTAAATGCCGGTAATGAATATATTGGAAGAATAAGTTTTAGAGCTAGTACTGTTTTATCTAGTGTTGTTCTTAGATATGGACATTCTAAAACAGATGTAAACTTTGTAAGCGACGGTGCAATAGGCGGATTAACAAATGTAGATTTGTATAGTCAAGTAGGCACTAATAATGCTGATCAAATTTATACTTATGAAGGCAAATTTACAGTTGATCCTACAAATAATTATCATGCGATATATTTGTATATAAAAATGAATACATCTACAACATATACATTACATGTAGATAAAATTGAAATGATAGATGTTACAACTCGTGGTAAGCTTGAATATGAAGGATTCAATACAGCAGATGAACCAGAATCATTTATGATTATGGAACCATCGGAATTTACTGCTGGAGAAACTGTTGTATCTTTAGTTGGTGCTAGAACAGCTGTATTAGCAAGTGCAAATGTTCAATCAGTTGAATCAACTGAGAATTATGGTAATAATGCTGTATTAAAATCCGGTGCTTTAAAAACTGGAGCTATTAAAGCTCTTACAATTGCACAGGCAGGTATAAACTATACTACAGTTCCTACAGTTACGGCCCCAACAGGTGATAACAACGCGACATTTACAGCTAACCGTACAACTATAACTAATTATCCTGGAACGTTTAAAAGTAAATTAGGAATGATTAGTGATATTATCAGGGTACAGGATTCTTACTATTATCAAGATTTTTCATATGTTTTGAGATCTGATATTCAGATTGGTACCTTTAGAGATATGGTAAGGTCTTTTGTTCATCCAGCAGGATGGGCAGTATTTGGTGAGATAGGTATTGAATTTTTGATTAGTATGTCCATTGAGGCAGAATCAGTCACTAATAAAAAGCTTGAATTGTTCGTTGATAGAACACCAGCATATGTTACACAATACGGCCCAATTGATAAAGATATGAGAATGGGTTATAATAGAACAATGATGCCGTTTGATAGTGAATATGGCCAAATTGATTTTGATTGGGGTATTATTCATAATTATCATATTGAATTCTTAGATCCAAGATGTATTGGTTTTGGCGCAACGACAGATGATAAACATTTTGCATTTCACTTAGGAAGGCAAGACAGTACTACTTGGTTAAATGGACTCGGATGGGACTATGAAAAAGATTATGCTGGTAATTTAGCTGGGCAATTTGGTGTAGCTACACCTTACAATAGTAGTGATGCCGGCAGAGTAGAAATAACACATTGGTTCATAGAACATGATCAAACTAATGCTTTGAACGAAAGTACTAAAATTGCACCTTGGTATCCGAATGTAATCGCAGAATATGTTATTCCAGGTCACTATGAAGGAAATGAATGTACAGGACATAGCGCCGGCGGTGGAGTTTCCCTACACGGTAAGGATTCACACTATAATACAGAAAATAGATGGAACCCTCAAACTTCGACTAATGCAGCTGGGACATATGCGGGCGCACAAAGACCACCGGAAACTTTCTGGGGTCTAGGTGGAGACGGTAATCCAAGTCTAGTACGTAAAGGTGGATTTGAATATTGGCCAGAAATAGGTATATTAGGAAAATATACTTCACCGGATGGTAATGAAACAATGCCATTAGTTACCACTCATGTAAGTTATGGTGAAGAAGAAGTTGAATTAATCGGTGATGCTACTATAACTGTAATAAGTTGGAAAGAGCCTACACTGCCTATAAGAATGGCAACCGCGTCATTACCAAATTTAACTAGTGTTGATACATATGTTAAATTAGATGAGAGTAGGGTAAAAATACAACCATTTGATAATATGTCCATTGATAGACAAACTGTACATTGGCCAAATGCTGCAGATCGTTTAATCGCGGTAACAGTTTCAAGCACTGATTTTCTTTTTGATGGCGTAAACATTAATGATAGTGCATGGTCAAGAAAACTTATCAAGGGTGTAACATATCGTTTTAATCAAGAAGATAGTACTAATTTAGGACACCCATTAAGATTTGCAAATCTTCTTGACGGTAAACATGCTGCAGGATATGTAGAAGCAACAAATCAATATCCTTATACTGCAGTTGGCACACCAGGAAGTGGTGGATCATATGTTGATTTTAAAATTCCAGATTTTGATGTAGCACATGTTGATGGTTCTGGTAGCTGGAGTAAAAATGATACAGTATGGGCTTATTGTCATAATCATTCAAATATGGGCGGCCCAGTAAAAATAGAAGAGAAGATAGTAGTTAATGGTTCTGAATGGATGCATGTTAAAAAATCTCTGGGTGTTAATACTCCAGATACTACTGCTTCCGGAATTTATAGAGATCCAACTTATGAATATGGACAGTCATATGCTAGACCAAAAGATAAGAGATTAAATAATCCATTAAGAACTGATAATAAGTTTGAAGTCGCAGTTGCAAATATTAAAGCTGGACATGTTGTAGGATTAAGAACGGATGGGACAATACAACAGGTATATCAAACAGGGAATGTTTGTTTCCCAAGAATCAATTATGTTCATTCATTATTAGGAATAGTTCAATCAGATGGCGCTGTTGGGGAATTTGTTGAAGTTCATGATACTGATTCAACAGAAGAAAAAGTTTGGGATCTAGTACCTGGTGCTGAATATTATCCTAATTATAGTGCAAATTCTGCGAATCTTCAGGAAGAGGCATATGTTACAACTACTCCTCCTACAATAACTTCTGCAGATGCTCTTGATAGAATTAAATTAGGAAAAGCAGACACAAAGGATTCATTAAATTTATCTTTTCCTAGATGGGAGATATATACTTATCAAGCACATGAAAATTTAGTAGAAGGAAATGTAGTAGGTTTAATGTCTAATGGTAAGGTACAAAAAGTTTTCTGTGAAGTAGATGGAACGGCTAAACCTCAATTAGATGGCGTTCACTCATTACTTGGTATAGTAAAAGCGGATTGTTTACTAGGAGATTGGGCTGAAATAATAACAAAAGATCAAACTCACGAGATGGCAGCATTCTTTCAAGGTGCAGACACAAACTTTACATGGGCAACAGATACAGATCTTTATGTTGATTATAGAGATGCTTCTATAAAGCTAAATGTAGCTTATAGCAACCATCCACTTAATAAGATTGGAAAGTCACTTGCTGGACAACAAGGTACGGAACAGACGGTATTAGTGACATGCGATATACCGACACATGGAACATATTCGCCTACATGGGATAAAACGAAAGCTAGTTGGCCATGGAATACTTATTGTAGAGTATCCACAGTTCCACATTTAGATGATATAGTAGGCGATAGCACAATAGAAGAATACGCAGGACTTGGTATAGAATTAACTATGCCACAGAATGATCACCCAGTAGAAAATCTTGAATCTGGGCAGAGCATATTATTTGATGATATAAATATTATACTAGAAGAAGCAGATGGGATGCTTCTCGAAGATGGTGATGAAGTATTAGTAGAAGATGGTACAACTGATGCAACATCTGCCATGGGTAAATTAAAAATCGAGAATGATTATCTCTTATATGAAGACCTTATAAATACAGGTAGTGACTATAAACGTATTAATATATATAGTAGGTTTGATGCTAAATATATTGTAGGTAATTATACCACAAGTAGTTTTAATGTACATGAGCGCGCGAATAAATACTTCCCGGAAGGACGTAGTGATCACGCAGCTCAACATGCAGTTTTAGAGTAATTAATTAATAACGATTGGAGTTATCGAAATGCCGGCTTTAGTAACAAATAAATTTAGAATGTTCAATGCAAAGCAGTTTCGAGAGTCTTTTGACGAAGATTCCGGAATGACAACATTTGCGAACACAGTCGCGGGCGATACATACTTAGAATCTAATATGTATCTTTTCATCGGTGGTGTCCAGAACTGGGCTAATGTAGCAGGAGCCGCGGCAGCAGACAACGACACAACACCCCCTACACCCACCGATTCAGTATCAAATACTTATTATAATCATTGGAAAGATATGATCGCAGCTAAAAAGGTTGTATCTACTGATGTGACACATTGTATTCCTAGATATAATTGGGCTAACAATACATCTTATTTTGCTTATGATAATACGCAAAATGCTATGCTTGCCAATACCTTTTATGTCATGACAGATGAATATAATGTATATAAGTGTTTAGCAAACAATAACACTGGTGGAACAAGTGTTGCAAAACCAACAGGTCAAGCAGCAACTATTGTTACACCTGGATCAGATGGATATAAGTGGAAGTATATGTTCACAATTTCGGCCGCATCGGCTTTGAAATTTGTAACCACTAATTATATTCCTGTACAACAAGTACGTTATCAGAATACTGTTATGGCATCGGCCACACAGGAAAACACCTTACAACGTGCTGTTGAAAATGCAGCTGTTGATGGTGCTATCAATATCTATAGAAAAACAGCTAACGGAACAGTTGGTGGAGCTGAATATTTAATTTTTGAAACCAACACATTGGATAACGGTTTTGGTAGTGCATATTCACATACTACTACTTCCGTACGTATTCATAGTACCGCAAGTGCTGCTGATGATGTTTATGTCGGTTCAGATATATTCTTTACATCAGGAAATGCAGAAGGACAAGGTGGAACTATTACAGATTATAATGGTACTACAAAAGTAGTTACCTTCGCGCCAGCAGTTTCATCTGCGGCCGCACAAAGTGATAGTTTTCAAATTGCACCTAGATTACAAATATTAGGTGATGGAAGCGGAGCAAATTGTAGATCAAACGGAACTAATACTTCTGGTTTAACTGATGTTATAACAATTGCCGCAGGTTCTGGATATACAAATGCAGCTGTTAGTGTTTTAGCTAATAGTTCTTGGAATACAGATGATGCCACAGTTCAAGCTGTTATCGAACCAAAAGGCGGTCATGGATTTGATGCCACAGAAGAATTAGGTGGATATAACGTTATGGTTAACGTTAGACTTGAAAATGATGAGTCCGGAGAATTTACAGTAGCCAATGATTTTAGAAAAATTGGTTTAATTTCACATCCGAACGCAGCTAATACAACTAATGATAATGATCTTGCTATACCAGCAACTATTTCATTGGCTGACCAGGCACTTAGAGTTACAGTGCAATCTTTTTCAGGTTCTGCATATTCATCAGACCAATTAGTAACAGGTTCAGTATCAGGTGCAACAGGAAGAGTAGTTGACTGGACTTCAGGAACAAGTAAATTGAGAATGTCTCAAGTTACAAAAGGTTCAAATACTTCAAACGGATGGGATGGAACACCAGGTTCTTTTCAAGCTAACGAAGCGTTGACGGTTTCTGGAGGTGGAACAACCGCTAATACAAGTGCTATTGAAGGACCTGACTTGAAACAATATACTGGTGATATTCTATATGTTGAAAATAGATCACCAATTTCAAGAGCTAGTGACCAAATCGAAGATGTTAAGTTAATAATTAACTTCTAATATTTTACAATAAGGTAATAAGTGTCAGGCGTAAAAACAAATTTTAACATTGCACCATACTATGATGATTTTGATAAAGATAAAAACTTTCATAGGATCTTATTCAGACCTGGTTTCGCAGTTCAGGCAAGGGAACTTACCCAGATGCAAACCATCTTGCAAGAGCAAGTTACCAGGTTTGGTGATCATATCCTTAAAGAAGGCAGCAAAGTTTTTGGTGGAGATGTAACACTCAATACACAAGTTAATTCTTTAAAGTTAGAATCGGCTTTTGATAGTGCTACTGTAACAGTTAGTTCTTTTGAA